TAAAGAATCTCATACCCACACTATTTGGAGGTGCTTGAACTTCATTGACTTTCTTCGTCATCGAATATGGATTCATCCACCAGACATGTGCTCCTGCTGAACTTGCATATAATAATCTAATATTATTCTCTCTACAATAATCAAAGAGAGGTTTAGATTTTTCTACATTATTTTCCCAAAACTTATTTGGATTTTCTATACTATCTCGAAGAGCAGCAAAAGCAGCTAAGTGTATCACAACATCATAGGGATCATCATCAGGAAAATTAAAATCTTGAATATCATCAGGAAAATCAACCCCTTCAATTAAACTACTTTTAAATTTGTCTTGAAGAAAATCAAAAACATAACTGCCAATAAAACCTTTATGTCCAGTAATTAAAATCTTCATCATTCTCCTACAATCTCCTTTGAAACCATTGTTGAAAATCCTTTGACTTTATCAAAGGTTAATACGTTTTCAAATTTGTCATTTAAATCAGTCTTATGTGATATGACAAAAACATTTGCACCTTTAATCACGTATCTAATTATTTTAAGAAACTCATCTGTACCAAATCCATCAAGTGAACTATCAAATATCTCATCCATAATGAGTAAGTTTGTATTAACTGAGTTCTTGACTCTTGCAACTTCTCTCCAAGTAAAGAGTAATGCCAAGTCAATACGCATCTTCTCTCCTTCACTGAAAGAAGAGTATGAGAAGTCCTCATGGATAGGTGACTTAACAGTTTCACTGAACTCTTCATCCAGAGTGAAATTGATATAAAAATCCATCAGGTGTAGATATCGATTTACCTGTTGATTGATAAACGGTAAATATTTTTTAATTATTTTTGTCTTGACTCCATCATCTCTTAGAAGAGAATATGCAAAATCATAGTGACTAATGTCTTGTCTCTTCTCAGATAGTTCTTCGATTGTTGTTTGGAGATTCTTTTTAAACTCTTTTAGTTTTTCATGTTCAGTATTTCTATTCTTAAATCGTTCGGTAGTAGTTTGAATTTCAGATTCCAAATCTCTGATCTGTCGTTGAAAACCAGAGATTTTAGTGTTGTTTTTAGAAATGCCATTATTGAGTTTAGTAATCTCCTTTGATAGTTGATTGAATTGACGCTCTCGGTCTTGCTCTTTTTTGATGGTATCTTCAAGGTCTTGATAACCTTTTTTGAGTTCCTTAGCTTTAGTTTGAACGTCATTAATTTTATTTAACCGAAACTCTTCTTCAATACCCTGAGTACAGGTAGGACAAACCGTATTATCGGTGAAAAACTTGTGTTCTTTTGTAAGGGTTGATACTTTATTAGATAATTTACCTTTCAGATTGTTAAGCTTTAATAACTTTTCACCTGCACCAATCAGTTTTTCCTGCTCCTTTGTTAGGTCAGAAACATCACCTTCCAATTTTTTATTTTCAAGAGAGCAGTTCTCTGCATCATTCATTAAAGTTGAAATTTTATTCTTACTAGAATTTACACTATTCTTTCCCTGCTCTTCTAACTCTTTGATAAAATTCTTTTGCATATCCATTTTATCTTTAATATTATCTTTTTTTAAGTCCAATGACCTTATACCTTCCTTCTGAATACGTATTTTATCTTTGATAATATTATTCATCGCAGAGAATATGCGAATATCAAGAAGATCTTCAATTACTTCTCTACGATTCGATCCACTTAACTGCATGAATGGTACAAAGTTACTACTACCCAAGATTACAATTTGAGTAAAAGATTTGTAGTTAACCTTGAGTATATTTTCTTCTAGTATTTTCTGATTTGATCTATCATCTGCTTCTCGATGAAGAGCATTACCATTGACTTCAATATCAAATATATTTGGTTTGATTCCACGTCTTACAAGATAGTCTCGATTATTGACACTAAATTTTATCTCAACTAAACAATCTCTCTCATTGCTTGTATTGACTAATTGACCTTTATTAATTTTACGAAAAGGTTTATTAAACAAAACAAAGGTAAGGGCATCTAACATGGTTGACTTTCCAGCACCATTTTTCCCTATCACCATGTTTGTTTGGTGTTTTTGAAAATCTATTTCTGTCCAGTGATTCCCTGTTGACAGAAAATTTTTCCATTTAATCTCTTCAAATATTATCATTCTTAGGTGGCATCACAAAATCATCTGGTGTAATTACAGCATATTTGTAATTATACAGCTTACAAGTCCTTATGGCAAGCTCTCCGTCAATTTCTATTACATCCATTGACTTTGGTTTAATATCATCCTCCTCAACCATCATAGCATATCTTTCTGCATCGTCTTGACTTTCAAACATAAACAAAACCTTATCACCATTCTCATCGTGAACAGCATAAGCACCCTCACTCTTTCTGTCTTTTAGTGTAAGCAACCACATTACTCTACCTCACAGGCTTCTCTATAAAGATCTTGAAATATATTTTTAATAATGTTTTTGTCTAAATCAAACTCAGATTCCTCAATATAACGGTTTAGTATGGAAAGTGTATTCTCATCTTCATTAATATCAAACTCTTCACTCTCTTGAATTTCAAAATTTTCGATAATCTTTAAATCTTGAACACCTGACGCATATAGTTTATCGATAAATTTTTCAAACTCTTTGATATTACTTTTCTTACGAACAATAACCTTTACAATTTTATTCTTGTAAATTGAAGTATTGAACAACTTATAGTTAGTATCATCATAATATACGTTATAAAATAATTTATAAGGATTATCAATTGGAGTATGTTCTAGTGTATTCGTATCAAGAATATGGAAACCTCTTGTATCATTTACATCATTCCAATACATCTCATATGGGTTACCAAGATAGTATATTTTACCATCAGTTGAACGAGTATGAAAATGTCCAGAATAAACTCTATCAAACTTATCAAAGACACTTGTATCCATACCAGTTTCCATCATATGACCACGAGTTGCTTTAAATCCATTGATTTCGAGATGACCCATTGCAATCTTTGAATCACATCCATCAATTAGTTCTTTTGTTTCATCAAAGTTCTCAGAGTTAATCCAAGGCAACATCAATATCTTTAACTTATCAATCTTAATCTCAGTTGGTTTTGAATATAATTTAATATTTGGATATGCTCTTAATAAAAGTTCTGGTGAGTTTACATAATTTGTATCTTTGTAGTAACAGTCATGGTTTCCAACAATCGCATGAACATTGTATTTTTTAAGTGGTTCAAACACAACCTTCTTTGACCACTCAAGACTTTTAAGGTCAATCGACTTACGACTATCAAATATATCTCCCATATGGATGACAGTATCGACTTGATATTTTTCTAGAGAAGGAAAGAAAACATCACGATAAAACATCTCAAAGTAATTATGAAGATGGTCAGAACCCTTACGAGCACCATAGTGAGTATCCGTTATAATTGCTACTTTCATTTTAATTACACTCCAAATAAGTAATTGCTCTTTTTAAATATTCAATATCATCATGGAAACATCCAACACCTCTATTACATGCATGACATAACCATCCTCTAAACTTATTTGTTTCATGATCATGATCAACAACCCAAGTTGAGCAATTTATTCCACCTTTACCTTTAACTTCTTCTTCTGTTCCATTACAGATAGGACAGCAATAACCTTTTGGTGGCATTCCATATTGTTCTTTTATTTGTTTTCTTATTTTAGATAATTTATTATTACATTCTTTACATTCTGGTCTAAAATAATTTGCACCACCATGTTTACTAAATTTATCTACAGATAATTCTCTCTTACATTTATTGCAAATTTTATGAGTAATTATTTTCATCGATTAGATTTGTAAATAATATTGTCTTTGATTGTATTATAATCAGAACTACTACCTGCCATCGCACTATCATCTACGGTCATCACTTCATCATAACCAGTTTTTTCAATTATCTTTGTTTTAATATCTAATTGTTTTTTCTCCTTTTGAATTCTTCTTAGGAATGCGTAGTGAATAATTTGAGTAAAGTAAGCAAAAGGATTCTTAGATTTCTCAGGATCAAAGTTATGAATATACTGAACACAATTCTCAATCCCGTCTGATATCATATCATCACGGAACATATAGTTTACAAAGTTTGGTTTATATGACAAGTGTGTCGCAATCTTTAAGAAACATTCTCCAAGATAGTTTGTAATACGTGGTTTTGGTAAATCATTCTCTTTAGCATGGGCAACTTTTGCTCTATAAACAATAAGTGCTTCTAAGAGTTGCTTATTATTTACATAGTGTTCTGACTTTTTTCTAGGCATAGCATTGGTTTTCCGTGTCTATTGTAATCATTATAGCATACTATTTCATTTATACAAGTCAGGTAAATCTTTACATACTTGACAAGGTGTTTGAATATGTGTACAATACCCTTTGTGAGGGTTGAAAGGGATATATTAGTTTTCTTTAGGCTCTTGATTAATCTTAAAGATCTCTTCAAATTTTTTACGAGCATCTTCTACTGAAGATACATATCCCATTGTATTTGTTATTTCAACTTCTTGACTTGGTAGGGATACATCAACAGTTCTTTCGTCTTCGTCGTCTTCAATAAAATTGTCATATATCGCAATCAACTTCGCATCTCTACTCTCAGTCATTGTTAAGATTCGATCAAGTCTCATCATAAAAATATCATCAGAGGATAATTCAATCCAACGATTAACTTTAATATAACTACCTTTTGGAGAATTTATCATTTTCATTACTAATGGGTTTTGAAGAATTACAATCGGATCTTCTTGATCGTGGTCAATCGAAATCAAGGCAAAGATTTCTTCACCTGATATAAGTTTGATTATGCTGTAGAACTCTTCTCCCATTATTTCTTTAGAGGTATGTTTACTATATCATAATTAAAGTTTTCTTGGTTATAAATTTTAATTCTTTCAATCAAATGATTCAAAGTATAATTTTTCTTTGATTTGTAACTAATATCATCAGCAATGTCATATAAAGTCGCTTTTGTTTTTTTATCACTTTTTCGAAGAACTCTTCCGATTGATTGTAAGTTTCGAATTCTTGATTTAGATGGTGATGCAAAAATTACGTTGTGTAAATTTTTGATATTAATCCCAGTTGAGAAAGTCCCGTACGAGGCAACGATAATAGCATTATTCTCTTGCTCAGTGATTGCTCGAACTTTCTCTCTGTCTTCGGTGTCCACTCCACCATGAATAAAAAAGACATTTCGACTCTCAATAATATTACTATTATTTATCAATTCATAAAGAGGTTCTCCATGCTTCTCAACTCTGGCAAACAGTATTAATGTATTGCCTTTAAGGTCAAGAGCAAGATTTTTAATAAAGTTATTTCGACGATCATGACCAATTATATATTGAACTTCTTCTTCAAAGTTTTCAAATTTAGTTGGTGGGTGTTTCAATAGAAGCACATTGATGTCCAGTTTAGCAAGATGACCCTTCTTCATGAGTTCATCTGTCTTGATAATTTTGTATGAAGGTCCGAACAATCCCTCAAGAACCCACTTATGTGTCTGCGTTCCATCAAGAGTTCCTGTAAAACCGTAACGAAATTTTGCGTTGTCAAGTTTCGTCATTATAGATATTAATGACTTTGATTTAAATTGGTGAGCTTCATCCCCAACCACTACAGAGAAACGCTCAAAATATTTTCTGGGGAGTTTGTAGATTGATTGCCAAGTAGTAATAATGACTTGAGAGTCTGTCTCTCTTTCTTTACCTGCGTAAATTTTATGACACCATGAACCTACGTCCCAACCATAGTCTGCAAAATCTTTATACATCTGTTCTACTAGGGAAGTCGTCGGAACGACTATCAGAGTATTTTTCCCTTTCTCAACAAAATATCGAACAATCGAATATATCATCAGAGACTTTCCCGAAGCAGTTGGGGATATCAACAACTTTCTATTATGCCTTAGAGCGTCGTATACTCCCTCTACTTGATAAGAACGGGGTGAATGCCTACAAATAGCATTCATATAGTCCTTAACACCCTCCTGTGAGATATTCGGGTTAACTTCGAATGGAGTTCCGTAATGTTTATTATCTTTAAATTCGTATGTATATCCGTGATCTTTGCAGAATTGTATGACTCGATCTAAAAGTCCAACATATATTTGACCGTTCTGTGTATTAAATAATCTTATCTTTCCATCCCAAAATTTTTTTTTATAAGCTGGTGAAAACTGAGCACCAGGCACTTCAAAGGTAAACTGATCCGCTAACTCATAGTAAATATGTATCTCTGACTTAACGTAAAGATACACTTCATTTTTCTTTGAAATAACCAAATGAGACATGACATCTCCATCATTTTAGTTATTTATACTTGATTTTTTAGTAGCAAACGTAGTCAGTGAAACTGGTTGCAACACAAATCCCATCCATATTTACAGGATCATCTGTTATCTCTACATGAGAGGTTGACTCTTTAACAGGAAACTCTACATCAGATGGATTAATCTCTGACATTGTAGATGATACTGCTAATAATATTGGTAACATCGTTTTTCTCCGAATGTAATTATATCAACAAACACATTTTATCGTTAGTTATTTATCTTTGAGTAAAGTCAATTCCCTCCATATGATCATATTCATGTTGAAAAACTCTTGAAGCAAGTCCATCCAACTTCATCTTATGTCTTTTTTTGTCAGCATCTTCATACTTTACAATAATCTTTTTTGGTCGATAAACATTTATGGTTTTACCTGGAAAGGATAAACATCCTTCTTCAAACCAAATAGATTCATCATATGATTTAACAATTTTTGGATTAAAACATACTATTATTTCATTATGTTCTATATCTCTTATCATACAAAATACTCTTTCCCAAATACCAATTTGATTTGCAGAGAGACCAACACCGTTGTAGTGTAACATATTTTCAATTAATATCTTCGACATCTCATGTCGATCTAAATTATAACTACACGAATCAATTCGATGATGAAATAATTGATGTTCTGGTTTTACGAGTTCTTTTATCATTAGAATCCTGCTTGAAACTTCTGCCACTCAATTGCATTCTTAATTTGATAGGTGCGACCTGATATGTTACGAATAATCTCTTCTAAAAATTTAAGTGTGACATCATAATATCTTATCTTCATATCAATCTTAGATAACTTCTCATCTGCTTCCATATGCCTTTGTATCGCATCTTTCTCTCTAACCTTATACGGAAATGGTTCTTCTGCATACACCTCTGCTGGTGCCTTTCCTGTATAAAAATTATGTCTTTCTAATTTTACTCTGTTGTAAGAGGTTCTTGCCTTCTCTCTCATCAGAGTAACTGTATTATAAACTGTGTAGTATTTTGAGTGTAGTTGGGGTATTTTTAATGACTCATTATGTAGATTATCAGGATCAATGGTTGCATCACGCTCCCACATCTCCTGAATTTGTTCAAGATTCATAAGGGTGTTCCAGATGGACTTAATATATCGTAGATAGTATACTTGAATGTAACGTCTGCTGTGAAGTAGTTTATATCACTCTCTGTCGCATCAAATTCTAAGGATGTAAGATAGATTGGAAATAAATCTCTGAATTTTACAACAGCAATATCATTAAAATTACTGTTTAAAATATGGAGACTACCATCACTAAATTGTTCTTTCAAGTCTCGAATACCATCTTCATTTGTTGTTTTATCAATAAAATCCTGTCCTGACTCTGGAAATCCTAATCCAGTCAACCAGTTGTGGATTTTCATATAGTTTTCGAGATTTTCGTCTACTAAGAATCTAACATTTAATTCACCATATGTCAACTTCTCACCAGGTATATCGATGTCCTTAAGGTATGTTGACTGAATTGCGGTTCCTAATGTTATGTCAGGTATCCGAGCAGTATTAGAAAAGAATGATACCTTTGGAAATTTAGATAAACTAAACTTAAATCCTACGGGAGCAAGGAAGTTCCTGTTCGCTATTTGATTACTAAGTGCTCCTGAGTTTGACATTATTCGCCTCCTCCTCCATTACCACCACCGTTGGATCCACCATTACCACCACCATTTCCATTACCGCCATTTCCATTAGCACCATTGCTG